CAATCTCACAACTATCTGCGGTACAGGCGTAGGACTGACTAGAGATAGTCTGGTCTGTCTTCTCATACTTGGCCAGTTTAGTCCAGTCAACTTTCTTAGGCATCTTGGAAACCATCTCCTCGTACTGTTCCTTGGTAATCTCCTGATAAGGAGCTTGCTGGTATACGTGGTCACTATGGGGGAAGAAGGACATACCAGATACCTTATCAAAGTTATGATATACCCAAGCCCCCACTTCCATCCACTCATTCTCCTTGACATAGATAGACACAGAAGGTTTGTGTTCGCACCACAGGTCATTATACATAAGCCATAGGTTGCACTGCTCGATAGCAGACTTATCGTTACGCTTCAGAGAACCCTTTGGCGCAGCAATAGGGAACGAAAACACTGTAGTCTTGTCAGGGGCTGTGATGTCCGGCTCATTGAGGACACCGTAGTCCTTCATAAGCTTTGTGACAGGATCGTTATTGCTGCCCCGGACAGTACGGATGTAATAGTCAGAATACCTAGGGTGAATCCCGGAAGCAGAATCAACAAGCTGGGAAACCGTACCACTTGGCTTAACACAAGTAATTGAACTACTAACATTGATACCAAGAAGCTTAGCATATTCTTTATTTACCTCTCTAGCATCCTTACGAAGCATGGCAAGGACAGTAGCTGTTGCTGCGTTTGTCTGGCACATGAACTCATTATCCATGATACCTGTTAGTGATACACCCAAGAGTGCTTCTTCTTCAGTGTTCTTCTTCCAAATGTCCCTTAAATACGGGAAGTGGGTGTAGGAAGCCTGAATAGTCCCAAGGATTGTGGCTAGCCTTACCTTACGCCTTAGATCACCTACATTGTCAGTAGAGCGGATAACTACCTCTGTAAGGTTACAGAACTGGTATGGCCTAAGAATGATTTCGCTGCCTCACACTGTAGGGGTTTATTAGCATACCTACTGTGCGCTGGACTATCGCATGTATTACACATGAGACCAATTTTTACCTGTACGTATAAAACTTATAAGGTAAGGTCTCACACCAAAAAGTTCCGCAATTTCTTTGTTACTTAGATTTTGCGGAAACAATTTATATTTGATTTGTCTTACTTGTTTTTCTGTTAAAATTGCTCTAGGGTTTCTTTCACCTTTAACAATATCTTTGTAACTTTCAGACTTTTCAGTATGACAACGAAGTGCTCTTTGTCTACGAGCCTCTGTTGTATCTTTAGTGGCAATCCCACGTAGAGTGCCCTCTGACGTTTTCATGCTGTGTTTTTGTTTGTTTATATCGGAATTGTACCAATCAGATTCAACACCTAGCTCTCCACCTTTTTGTAAGTTCCAACCAATACCTTTAGTTGGTCTGTACATAGCTTCAAGTTTAAGTGCTTCTTCTAAAGAATTTACACTGTGTACTACTGAGAAAACACACTCTTTATTTTTAAGTTTGTGAGAAACAACACTTGTACGTTTATTCTTTCTGTGTTCCCTAACTCTTTCTTCAAGAGGTTTCTTTGTAATACCAACGTAACCTTCGGAGTAAATATCTGTGTGGTCTTTTTCCCGTATCCAATAAACAATCAAAGTAATACCCCTTTCACTTAGTCTCTCACGCTGCCATTACGCTTGCGCCCTGTCGATTTGCTAAAATCTTCCAAGTCAATCAGAAAGGGTTTTAAATCCGCACATCAACTTTTACGGATTAGTGCCAAAGTCATGATTGTGGTCTCTGCCGACCCATTGTGCCTTAAGCTTGGAGGCTGGACGAGAGAAGATACCACGTTCACCAGTGCCTGACTCCATAAGAGAAAGCCACTCACGCATGAACGTATTCATGTCTGGTTTCTCGGTATAGGCTACAGAGTTGTTAGACAGAGAACGCTGGGGATTGTTTTCCCAGAAAGCCCCGGTCTTGGCATGACGCATACGGTCATCAGAAAGGTTAGACAGGGAGATCATGGCTGATCTACGGACACCACCTACGACTACGGCAGTGCCGATCTTGCACATGATGTCATGACACTCTAGGGAGTTCAGCTTGCGACCACGAGCACCCATGAAGATGTTCTTGATGAAAGCAAACAGTTCAACCAGTGGTCCGGGGCCAGAGGCACGACCACCAAAGGTTTTTAGAGGAGCCCCAGAAGGACGGACAAGTGATACATCAACAGAAGGGACCACGCCACTATAAAGGCACCCCACAAACTCTCTAAGCCCTTTAGACCAACCTTCTTTCGAATCCTCGATTCGTATTGTGTAATCACTATCTGGGCCAGCATTAGTAAAATTGTCAGGAACCATAGGAAGTTGTGTAACATATTGTCTCTCCACAGAGAAGCCTACACCAGTACCACAGAGCAGGATGAACATAGCTTCATCAAACGCATATGGATGGTCTACAGGTAGATATGAACAGTTATAGGCACAGGTGTTATCGCGTTCTAAGGCAGGCCCAGCGGTCATCAGAGCCCGCATGGAGGGCATTACCTCTAGGTTGGTGATTGCCTCCTGTAGCTCCCGCACTAGTTCCTGAGAGATAGCCTTGGGCTTGACCACGTGGTCAATGTAACGCTGGACTGTCTCAACCCAAGTTTCCCTACGATTCTGCTCTGGTAGCCACCGTGCGTAGCGGCTTACCGCAATAAATTGTGAATAGTTATCCATTCCGTAATTATTTTTTGTCACACTAGTCCCTTCATGTCTGCTTCCTTGTAGTTAGGTCCCTTGAGAACCTTACCATCATCTCGGTACATTGGCTTACCATCTGGTCCTAGCTTGCTCATATTTGACTTATGAACCCGTAGGAAGGCTTCACCAATAGGTAGGTTATAGGTTACAGCAAAACCAAAGATAACATAGAGCAGGTCTGCTGTCTCCTTGAGAATGTTCTCTCTTACCTTGTCTGAGACAATCATACTGTATTCAAACAGTTGACCATCAGCGTTGGTAAACTCTAGACCCAGTTCCTTCATTTCCTCTTGGATAAGACGCCAACGTAACCAGAAGGTATTAGGATCGGTATACCGTAGCTTAAGGTCAGTTGGCTGGCCAAAAGCCTTGTGGAACTCCTTGACCTTACCAAAGTAGTCAGGAGCGTAGGATTCCATCAGGTCAGCTTGTTCAAACCTTTGGAACGCTTCAATATCGTGCTCGTTAATCATCCGTCGCATCACTTTCTTTTGTGTAATAGAATTCATAACCTAAAGCTTCAAACAAAGGTTTTAGATGCCCAATGTCAATAAAGTCGTGTCCCGGGCTTAAGTGACCATCACTGTACTCATGAAAGATTTTTACTCTATTTAAATACACCTCTGTAACGACTGTTTCGTAGCTACCGCATATTTCACAGTGAGAACTAGCGAATGTTTGGTGTGCATAAAGTAACGGTTTACGTAATTTAGTCCTCACTTCCGTCTCGCTTGGGCTGCTTTCTACGATTGGCTCCCTTAGGGATGACTCTGACTCTTGAGTTGTCAAGTTTACCTTTACGATTGGCTCCAATGTGGTCAACCTCCTTGTTGTCACCTTTCTTTACCTTACCTTCTTTCATAGCCTTACGTCTAGCTGCATTGCGTTGTGCTCTACGTTTCTTCTGTTCTGGTGATGCGTGGTATTCTGCGTATTCGCGATCATAATTTCTTTCAGCCATTATGTTTAGCCAACCTTTCTTCTAGAAAATTTATCACTTCAAGTGCTTTAACTGATCTTCTTGAATGTAACTGAGGTAAAATTAGTTTTAAGAATTTTAAACACTCTTTTTGATTTTGGACATCCCAAGTATACCTCAATTTTCTTCCCGAATCTGAGGGTTTATAAGGACCGTTCATTTTTCCAAAATTAACAATTTTAGTAAAACTCTCAATTACATCTTTGTCTGTAGAAGAAACAACACACATTACCCTATAAGAGTCTTTTCTATTTTTTACTTTTGTTAAAATTATAGAGCCTTCGCCTTCAAATAAACCAGCAACCCAACCTAACTCTAGATTAGTCAACTAAAGCACTCCAAGAAACCGGAAACAATGGCCTAATAATTTTTTCCCATTCAGACGCTAACTGTTGTATTTCTTTTTGGGAATCTTCTTTTGATCTTAAATTATAAGCACGAGCAAACGCTGAAAGAGTTCCTGTTGTGTAATAACTGGTCATCATAGACTGGGGAAGAATCATACGGGCCTGCTCAGGGGCTACACCAGCTTGAATCATGTCTTGATAAAGAGTTGATACATGTTCAATTAGTTTGTCGTAGCCTTCATTAACAGTCTGGTACTTAAAACCCATTGTTCTAAGATAAGTCACTTCTTCTTCGGAGGAGCCTTGCTTCTTGTCTTCTGCGCGTTTACGCCATACATCCGGTGTGTAAAACTTTGGCTCATCATCAACGTATCGTCTTGATACTTCATTATAAGAGAAGCCAACGGTGTGTTTGAACCTCTGTCGTGCAACGAAGATTGGTACTGTCTCACGTAGGGTGATGTTAGCGTGTGTAAATGGGGTGAAGTGGTCATGCTTAGCTAAGTAGTTAATCAGTTTCTTGTCTTTGTCTGAAAGCCTGTTGTATGGTGGAATTTTACCTCCGTGGTGAGGGTCTGTTTCATTTTCCCAGTTAGATTCCTTATCAAAGGAAACCCTAGCCGCATTAACTACAGTCAGATCGTCCCCCATATGGTCAATAAGTTCAGCTTGCATAACCTAAATCCTTCAGAAGCTGCTTACCCTTAGGCGAAATTTCATACAACCCTTGAGCATAACCTTCTCCTTTGAGATAAGAGCAACAAGCTGCCATAGCCGCACCCCATCCCCAGTTAGGTAGGTCCTCACCATTTAGAATCCTAAGAACTTCTACATCCATATCAGTCATACCCTCAGGAAGCATCGTATGCCTCAAATTCAAATCTGTATGTACCGTCTTCATTTTCCATAATTTCAACAAGTTCTACGTAGTCTACATCATATTTGTAGGGTGTATCTCGAAGATACCGGGCTACGGCTTCCAGAACCTGATCTTCACTCAGGATTACTACATTTGACTTAAGCGCCATCATCGTCCTCCACAAATTGGTCTACATTACGGGGTGTAACCCTTACCTTGGGTTCTTTAGTGTCAATTACCTTCATTCTGAACTCACCGCTGCGGTTCTCCATAAAGTACTTTAGTTTCTTGTCCTGAAGCATCCTAATACGTTTAGCCGCAGCGTTGCCTTTAGTCGTCTTGTTCTTCGTCATTGTTGAAATGCTCAATCAGTCTTTCAAGATCAATAGAACCAATCTCGTATAGTTCTAGAAGAGCCTCCTCAGGAGGCATCTCTAGAATTTCAAATACGTATTCTAGCCCGTACTCATCAATTAATTCCTTAAGGATTTGCTTAGTTTTCATTTCCGTACAATTCCTTCAGTCTCTTAAGTGAGACAAACTCAGGGTCATAGTGACCATTCTCTACGCCTCTCTTGATGATTACACCACGCCACCATAGATCGTTGATGTGGCCTGCCCAAGGAGAGTTATAGTCTTGAGCTACACCGGCTACTAGGCATTGAACTTTAGACCCATTGCCAAGAGTACGGACACTGTAATCAAGGGTGTGTATGTGACCACAAGTCGAAGAGACTCCATTAGCCAAAGAAATTGAATAGGCGGGCTTAACACCGCCAATAGGACGACCCATGATACCAGATATAAAATAATGACTATAGTAAATGTTGTTGACATTGATTACTCCCGGGGTTCCCCCTTCGTATCGAATAACTTCATCGTAATAGTCGTCGAGCCCGTAGTCAGAAAATCCAATAGTTCCTTGGAGCTCAGGCGACAGGTCAAGGGCTCGTTCGATTCGGTGTTCATGGTTACCTTCCAAGTATACTGATCTAGGCCACTTTTTCTTGGCACGCTTGAGTGGGTGCCACATTCTTTCTTGAAAGTCGAGTCCCGATTCAACATCTTTCTTGTAGTTCCTGCCGTGGAAAGCTCTCTTACCTTTGTCGTAAGTCGATAGACTTGCCATGTCAAACCCATCACCAAGATTAACGACAACATCAGGGCGTACATCAAGTATAAGTTTACCAATCCAGTCTGCTCGATCATTGTTGAAATCCGGGTGTGCGTGTTGATCTGGGATAACTAGATGAGTTGTCATTCAAACAATCCCTTAGGCAATGACTTAATTGAGTATGAAATGCTGTGCTTCTCACACCAGTCGGAATAACGGTATTTAGAACCTTTATAGATCGGGTTGTCCCGTTCAAAGACAATATGGTAACGGTACTCTGGGTACTGTTGAGTAAACGCCAGTACCTTCTTTCTGTCTTCGTCTCTAAAGTAGCCCTTGCCTTCAATAATGACGGGGCCGCTTCTACCTTGGACAACCCAATCAGGTTTGTAAGTGACTTCAACCTGTACCACATAGTTCTGAGGTTCATACTCATAGGTCAGCTTCATTTCATGACTTAAGGCATTAATTGACTTGTCAATGATTTTCTCGAAGTTGTTTCGTGGCTCTGTTTTCTTTGGCTTCTTTTTAGACATTCTTTACCTCAGGTACTTTTGGTTCATTGACAACTCTGGTAAGAAAGCGAGGGCCGTCTGAATAGATAAAGGTTCTTAGACCTTCTCCTTCGTAGCACTTGTATGGGAAGGCACAGTAAGAACACTTAGTTCCCAGTTTCATATTACCAGACTTACCGTCAGGCTCAGGAGGAATAACCCTAGGAGGAGGATTCTTAGCTGCAACAACCTGTTTCTTCTGTTCAACAAACTTGTTCCAATCTCTATTGATAATTGGGGCTTCAGACAGACAGATGTTACCTAAGGTTTTGTCAATTACCAGCCAGAAGATTTTATCCTTGTGAATTAGTTTAGGATCATTCTTGGACGCCTCTAGATAACCGTTGATCTGGTCAATATACCCAAAAGGATCGTTATCGTAGCTCAGTCCTTCTTCGAATTTCCTGAACGAATAAGTACTAGCAGACTTGACATCAACAAGATAACCATCAATAATAGCATCCCTGTGGCCTTTAACTCCGTTTAATTCTACTTGATCTTGTGTACCTTCTACGGAGTGACCAGCCATAACAGCAAGCTGTAGTAGGAATGATTCCAGAATGTCCCCAAACATAAACTTGATTAGTTGTGGTGCCCTGAAAGGGATGCCTTGGTCCTTGGCGTTAACCTTGAACCAAAGCTCTCTTTCACAGGTAGTCCCGATGTTTGACATTCTGAGAAGATGTTCATCAGAATCTCTTTCCCCGGCATTGGGGGGAGCCTGTAGCATCTTCTCGAATGCGTTCTTATCGACTGCACCACTCTCAAACAGCCTATAGATGTCTGGGACTAGAGTGGTAATAGATTTCAATTTAAACTCCTCTGGGGCTTTTCTTCTAGTTTTTCTAGAGTGTTTTCGACGAGAATATCTTCGAACTCTTCTTCTGAAATTTGCTCTACAGATAGAATTTGCACTGAGTCAGACAGATCGTCCCTAATAGAGCTCTTTAGAACCTCTAGGGCTTCTTCTTTTGTTGGTGCTTCGATGACTACGAACTGGTCAACAGGCATCAGAGCACGGATTGTAATTGCAAACTTCACAACATTGCCCTCAAAACGGAATCTCGTCGTTGGGGTTCATGTCGTCCTTATTACCGGATTCGTATGGAACTAGGTCGTCAATACGTACTGCTTCTAGGCGAGTCCCTTTACGACCATTTTTGGTTTCGTATACCTGAACCCAGATAGTAGCCTTGGAGCCATTACCGATAAGAACCTTTTCAGGCCAAGGATTGTTGTCCTTGTCTGCAACCCTAGGACATCCGCCAAACTTGGGATACTTCAGGTTCTCAGTGTACCTACGGAACTGGACGTATGATCTGCCGTTTTCTTCGTCTTCCTTGAATTCCTTCTTAGTCTTCTCTGCCTTGAAAGCTTTGGCTTCGTCAGGGTCATCAAAGCTGAAGTCAATAGAGGCAAAAGGCCCCTTATCGTCATCGTCCCAGCCCTTGTTGACGTTGGTAGGGAATAGCTTGGCCCACTTGACTAGGCCGGTATACTTAACAATCTTTGTCGCCATTAATGTGTTTCTTTCCAATTGTAGCCAATCTTGGAGTCACCAACGATTGGGCATTTGAGATTTAACAATTCACCGGCTTCTGCCAGAGCCTCTCGTTGATATTGAGCCAGAAGGTTTGCTTCATCGTCATCATCGTTACAGAGAGTTTGGAATTCATCATGCACAAGATCAACCTGCCTGAACCATAACTTGTCCTTGCGGGCTCTCTCTCGCCAAATAAGGTTGGCTGTTTTCATGATGATTGCTTCGCCATTCTGTAGGTAACCAGCCAGAACATGGTGCTCCGAAGGAACCGGAACCAGTCTACCGTCAAGACCTACAAAATAACCACGTTCCCCGTCTTTGGGGATCACGTTCTGTTTAAGATACTTAAGACCGGGGTAGGACTCGATGAAGTCCTCCACACGTTCTCTTGCATCCTTATTATTAGTATATAGGATTTGTGCTACCTTGTCAACCCCTGCTCCCAACAAGAATGCGTAGATGAAGGTTTTCGCCACAGGTCTTCGCTCAGGTCCAAAGCCAAGCTTGAGAGCATTGAGAGTATGAACATCAGTGCCAAGCTTTTTATCTCCTTTGATAAGTGCTTGGGTAAACGCCTCGTCTTCGATATAGTGCGCAAAGACACGAAGCTGAATCTGGTCTGCGTCAGTACCTACCAATCTCTTGCCCTTGGGGGCTCTCCACTGCTTACGTAGGTTTACACCGTACTCAAGCTGTAGTCGTTCATAACCAGTAGGATTGTTCTCGTCTTTTACATCTGGGTCAGATGGAATGTTGCCTTGGTTAGGTGCTTGGTGGGACATACGATGGGTCCAAGCCCCAATCCCATTGAACCTGCCGTGTACGCAGCCAGTAGCCTCGTTGTAGGCGTTTTCCCACTCTGTGAGTACTGACCTACGTGAAGCTAGTAGAATCCTCTCAGCGAGCTTCCTAGCGCCTTCTGGGGCATCATCAGGTAGCGTGGCTAGGTTAGCTTCGTTGACTGACCAGCCGTAGACCCTGTATTGCTCTAATCGCTCTTGTAGAGCCTTACGTTTCTCCTTGTTCTTCTCTCTCTTTAGATCACGCTCACACTCGGTATGTCCCTTGGTTTTTTCGTAGGGTTTCCACCCTGCTTCGTTTAGCCTCTGGACAATCTGTTTAGGTGATGCAGGATTGAACTCTTCAAAAGATATAAGTGAAAAGGGTGAGTCAGGTGAATAAACAGATAAGTCAACCACATCGTCCTTGATCCATCTAAAGTCGTTTAATGAGATTGCACCACTCTTGGTGCGTTTGGGTGTAATCTCTCTGATAAGAACTGATCTTGGTTTGAACGATTGCTGAATGATCTTGTCAACAACCTCAAGCCTGTCTTCAATTTCCTTCCTGACCTGACGGCACATATTGATGTCGAAAGGAAAGCCGTTGTTCTCCATGTCAAGACAGACAAACTCAAACTTGTGCTCAAGCTCTACTGCCTTTTTGTAGGACTCGGAGTTGACTGCTTTTTCGATCTTAAGCCACAGAGCTTTGTTGATCTTGGTGTCTTCAATACACCTGTGAACAATCTCTTCAATGTCAACAGTTGAGAAGTCAGCAATATGAGGCTTCTTGATACCAAGTCTTTCACCCCAAGCTTCTAGACCATGACCGCCTTTAATGTCAAACCTGAACATAGTTGAGAGTACGTGAGTGTCCATGATCGACATAGGATTAATCTTGACTTCCGGGAAGAACACTCTCATGACTTTCCAGTAGTCAAACTTGATGAAGTAGTGACCAACCCAGAAGTCTACTTTTTCACAGAACTCCCGGAAGGCTCTACGGTTCTCGTTTAGATCAGGTCTACGGAATACAACGATTTCATCAGAGTCGATATTGTTGAAGACAACACACCAGACTTTAGTAGGGTTAAGACTGTCTGTTTCAATATCGCAGATGTATCTCATTTAAATTTCTTCTACACACTTTTGCAAATTACCGTGAAAAAACATTTCATGAATTAGAATCCTTTGGTTTTTGTCTTTTAAGCTCAAGTGTTTACACAAATTAGTAGCACGAACCCATTTTAAAAATGTGGCCATGTTGTCAACAACTATAAAATTTACTGTTTCATTATCTAACTTTTTCTTTAAACTAGTTCCTTCTGGGTAAGGGTTACTAGCTTCCCAACCATTTAAAATCAGTATTGGTACCAAATCCTTACTGTATATGACTACATCTACATCGTTGTAAGGGCCGTCTAGTGTTACTTCAAAAGAACCAGCCGGAAGAAATCTAGCTTCGTTGTCTAATTCTTTTAGATTTTTGATCAGATTAAAAAGAAGAGGAAATTTTTCTTCTGTTAGTCTTGTAGCCATTATATTGGAACCTCCTCATGTCCTTGGAACGGATCAATCAAGTGACCTTTATCAGTATCGTACTGAACATAGCCAATAGGTCCAGTAGCCCCGGTAAGCCTGTTCTTGGCAATGTTAATGTACAACTTGTTACGTTCCACTTCTTCCTCAGCTTCTAGGTTTCTGAATAGCCGTAGACGTACCTTGGCAGTCTGACCCATGTTACGGGAGCCTCGTGGTCGTCCATCATCATTCTCATGACAGACATAGACAAGACAGAAGTTAAGCTCTTCAACTAACATGGCAAATCTAGTACTTAGGTAGTCTAGGATTCGTCTCTCATCTTTTTCAGAGTCCAGTCCGGAGACAATAATATTAATGTGGTCAAGAAATACAAACTTACAACCGCATACAGCAACAAGGAACCGGATAATACCAAGGATGTAATCGGGATCGTTAGAGCCGAAATGGCTGTAAATGTGTACACGATTGTCTCTCTTGACCATGTTATTTAGGGCCTCCATCTTGTCTTCGATGTTGATGTCAAACTTGTGTCTACGTAGTGGTGCCCCGACATGATAGGACAGCAGACAGTTCAGTGTATCTTCCTTCTGTTCTTCAAGATGGATAATACCTACGTTGTGGTCTGTCTCCTTGAGGACTTGATACTGGATAGCCCGCAATACCTCGGTCTTGCCAATACCTTCCAGACCAGAAACTAGGTAAGAAGCCCCTAGTCTCATACCTTCAAGCTTCTGTTCACCTAGAGCAAACGGGAAGGCACACTCAGGCTTGGCTTTCTTGGCTTCCAGAGCCTCACGGAACTCGGCCATCGAACTGATGACACCATCAGGCACAAATTTCTTGGAAGCTCTATACGCCTTTCTGAAGAGTTCCTGCTGCTGAGCTTCCAGATACCCATTGGCATCTTTGTACTCGGTAGAAAGATCAATCTTGTAGACCTTGTTGAAGTCAAACAGGGAAGCTACTTGGGCGGCTGCTTTCTTGCCCGGATCATCTGAGTCAAAACAGATGTAGATGCGCTGAGCTAGGTTGAGTGTCTCGAAGTCAGCCTTGCAATCTTCCAGAGCAGTGGTGGCTGATTGAACTGATACAGAGGGGATACCGGCCATCTGGAAGGCGGAAGGTGCATCATACTCACCCTCGGTAATGATAATCTCTCTGGTTAGCTCTGCCTTGTCAAAAGCCTCTAGACCAAAGACACCGGGAGCCACCTTACCTTGACAGAAAAACTTCTTCTCTTTCCATACCCGGTTCTTGGTAAACTGACCCTTTTTGTAAGGGAACTGAACTAGCCTTGGCTCATCGTTCTCTACCACTACCTTAATATTGTACCTGTTAAGTACGCCTTTGTCAAGCCCTCTGTGTTCGATAATCTGAAGGTTTTTGATTTTCTCAGGTTCCAATTGGGTTTCCTTGTTATTGATGAAGACTTTGCCTCCACATTTGGCTGAATGACATTTACCGTTGCCGTCAGGAAAGATTGTGTAGGCGTCTTGGGATTGTCCACATGGGCACGGTTGGTGTGTCTTCATTTATATTTCTTTGTAGAGATTAGAGCTCTGTGAGCAGTAGCTAGAGTTTCTGCCTGAAGCGTCGCCAAATTTCTAGTAAGTTTGTCAGTACTGTTTACTGATTTTTCAAGACAATAATTTTCTAGATTTTTGATTACGGTTAAACATCTCTGTAGTTCTTTGGCTTCTGTAAGACACACATCACAATGATCTTCTATATGGTGTTCATTACCACAATTACTACAGTTTTGATAAAGTTCATTACTCATCGGACCTTCCTCCAAAACACATAGATCGTTCCAAAAAACAGCGCGAACCAGATCGTGTTGCCGATAACTCTGGCGGCAAGGTCAGCTTCACTCATCGCTCATCCAATCCGACCTTTGATCGTCATAAATCAGGTTTTGGTTGTTCTTCATCCAGTTACGGCAGGCGTTATAGGAAGAGTCAAAATTGGTAAAAATACTTTTTGAGTTAACAAAGACAGTCTTACCGTGGTTATAGAAAGATACAGACCACCAAAAGTCTTTATTAAGTTTCAAGATACCAAAAGTAACACCTTGATTGTGGAAAAATACGGCATACTTTCCTTCAACATACGGTTGTGGATACAGGTTTTTGTTATACTTAATCATCTAGGTCTTCCTCCGTTAGTCCTACATCATCTTCGTCGAACTCTGAGAAGCAGTTACACTCCACATCACCGTCAGTAGACAACCAGAACACAGGCTGGACATCAAAGCTTAGGCCGTTATGGTAGGATGACTGCTGGTCTTGTCCTAGTTCAGGATCATAGTCACAGATTGGGCACCGCATTACACAAACTCCCTTAAATCAACCACGTTATCTTTGTAATAGCCGTTGGTGTAGTAGACAAACCGGAATGGCTCTTCATAAATTTTCATGTTTTTCCTCTTGACAAAGACAAAAAGGTATGGTATAATATCTATAGATTATCTATAGAAGACAGTAAAGATATTATACCTTAGATTATGTTAAGGTAGGGTACAGTAGATACTAAGGATAATCTTTAGATAATCTTAGGTTCTGTAAGCTGTAAGCATTTCTTTGTAGGCTTCCAAGGTACGCCCACTGAGGCCCGGGGCAGTGTTGACCTCTAGGATGTATGCCTTATTCTGACGTTCGTTGTAAATGATGTCAAGAGCCCCAAAGTCCAGACCACCAGCTTCCATACCATTATAGAACATTTCAGCTACTTTGTCAACAACTTCTGGTGTCTCGATGTCCTGATTGGCGTAAATAAATCCACCAACTAGGTTACGAATCTTGAAGTCAGGTTTCTCAGTACCACGGACAAGAGCCTTACGTTGCTTAAAGAAGATTCCAGTTCTACGACTGAAGTGAATCCGGTATTCGTCTTTCTTCGGGATGTACTTGGTGTAAAGAGGTGCTGCCGGTACACCTTCTTCTATAGTATAATCATAGTCAAACAGTTGAATACCCTCACCACTATGTCCTGTTAGAACCTTACGGGCAACAACCAGTCTTTCCTTGTCTTCTTGAACCCAATTAACAACGACACCATAACGATCAGTCCACTCAGGAATAATAGTTTTCTGCTCTTCTGTCTGAAACATCTGGAAGAACCTAAGTTTATTACAGGTCTGGGCTACAGCATCTGGTCTGTTAAGAACAGTGCACTTAAGCAACTCAGGATGCTCTAGAATAGTATTTCCCCAGTTGATCAGAATCTTGTTGGGATTCCCCTTGATTTTGGTATTTTCCTTGTTTACTCGCTTAATTTCTAGAGCTTCTGCAAGAGCTTTGGCTGATTCAGAAACCATCTTGTACGGCATTACAAACATAGACATGTTATCTCACCTCAATATCTTCGTCTGGGATGTTTACTGCTTCGTCAACAACGATCCACTCAGGGGCAGCAAGATTAACCCGCTGAAGGTTGTTTGCTAGTACTGCTTCATTACCTACAATACCCTCACCACCTAGCCTCAAGCCTAGGGGGCGGTTAATCGGGGCTTCCATAAAGTTTACAGCCCAAGTATACGCACTTAGGTCAGGTTCCTTGATTTTATCACCTCTCTTGAACTTCTTGTAGTAGGAGTCAATGTTGTTCTTATTCATACGTAGAATATCTTTGTCAGAGCAACCCTTACCTTCTTTAAGATACTTAACAAAATCAGGATTCATTCTGATGTCAGACTCAGGATCATCCAAGTCCCAGTGTGTCTTGTGTCTGTACCAGAAAGGAATAACGTAGGAGTAGTTGCTCTCCATAGTTTCAATAATCTTGTCTCTGGTAAAATACTTAGTCAGACCATAAGGAACAAGATCACTTAGATCACGTTGTAGTAGAGTCTTGGGTGTATCGTAGCTGACAGCTACCTGATACAGGTCCATAATGATACCGACCCAGTCATGAATGTCTTCAACATTGGTAAGACCCCGCATGGTACGAAATTCCATAGTGCCTAGATTTTTCAGACACACAAGGTTAAGACCAGCGTAACGGTCATTTTCCTGAAGCCAAGGAGACTCTACATTGTGAATACACTTTAGTAGATACTCGTTCAGACCTTCAGCAGCCTGTGATGATAGGGCGAAGTTGTTACCTTTACGAGAACGTCCGCTAAGGGCCAGAAGAAGGTCCTCTAGTAGTACATTCATAATGTAGAGGTTAAAAACCTGAGCAACAGTACGGTGGCCCATGTTGATATGTACATGAACTGAAGTCCTAGGTGATGTACTGTCTAGCTTGGTCATGTCAATAGCTTCATTCAGTTCCGTAAGAAACATAGGAACATCTTGAAACTTACACACTTGGGATACTGCTTCGATACCATTGTTACGTAGAGAGCCATCACCCTTGAACTGCCAGTTGTCCGGGTAATCTTTCAGAACTAACCTTTGACCACGCTCACGAGGTTCCATCTCAACTTCGATACCTACGGCATCGTAATCAGCACCCCTGCCGTAGACAGACCTTACTTCTGACTTAAACAGATTTAACATAGTCCATGAACTCCTTGATCTGGGCTTGGACATAAGAATTAAGCCGTGACTGGATATACTCTACCTTGTCACCTTGATAGAGCTCTTTCTTGGCGTAGCAGTACGAGATAAGAACTGTGTCCTTGAATAGAAAGTCAACTACTGACTTGTTCTGTCTAACCCAGTGGTACCTACGTACTGGTACAGAGAAAGACCCGGCTCGAAGCATATCAAGAGCAGTAGTTACTGATCTGTACTTGTTATTAAGCATATCAGTAAAATCAGGGGTCAAGATGATGGTGTACACTACATCAGCAAATCCTGCGTTATTTACAGCATAACCATTCTGACCACAGGTAAGAAGTTCAATACTAGCCGGGGGGAGTCCACCAGCGTACTGCCTGTTACACCAACGAGTAGCAAGGATAGCCAGCTTACTGGTTGGTTCATAGAAAAGACCAAGATTAGGGGCACTAATATCTAGGTCTTCTGTTGCAACAACAGTAGCCTTAACCCCACGTTTGAAGATAACGGACACAGTGTCCTTGTCAATGATGTTATTTACAAAGCAAGGTTGACCTTGGTATCGTACTACGGTACGGTTAAGCTTCTGCATAGTGTCATCCACACTAGAAAACCCTACAGGATTAACATTGTCATCAAAGAGCATTTAGATTACTCCATATTTCAGTAGGTTATTGTAGAAGCCCGGGATAAAGTGCTTAGTGTATATTTTAAGAACTTCTTTGTTAATCTTGTTTGACTTGTGGTATGCTAATGCGTTTGTTACACAGTAGGTGGTCTGGTACACCAATCTGGCCGCTTCCTGCTTGTCTACCCAAGCGTTGGACAGTACTCGGTATTCCACACCATAAGGCTTGGGACGGAAAGCACCGGGCTTACCATAAAGCTCACGCCGTACAGTGTCCTTGTCAAAGTGATTGGTGATTGCAGGTAGTAGATGATCATCCAGAGCCCTTACAAGGGTCTTACAATCCTCAATGTGTAAAGGACCCATATCGTCGCTAGGCTTACGCCACCCGATGTGCACGTGACCAGAGCCAGTACGAAGACTGGGACGACCAATCTTGTCCGGGTCAGGACGTGGGTTAGCTTCGCCAGTGTAGGCGTTGTAATCAGGGTCACACCCTAGAACCTTGTTGAACGCAGGAATCTCCTTGGTCCAGTAATCCATAGGATACTCAACCCAAGGCTGCGAGACAAGGACAACATTGGGGTTACGTTTTTGGATGATACTTTCGATCTGTTGATGGACAATAGCAATACGGTCCATAAACTCTTTTTCTGAAGCAGCAGCAGTAATGTTGAACTCTGCTGCTGTACCGTCTACCTGAACTGCCCCGTGCTTTACCGGCATGGGGTTTTTCTTGTCTCCTTCGAGAAGATTGTGAACAGAGACATATTGACCCAGAGACTTGTCAAAAGCAAACAGCTCTGGGTCAGCACCAATTAGTACTTGCATTATTTAGTTACTCCTAGTTCATGTTAGTTTTGCTGTCACAAGATTCACAAAGAAACTCATAACGGCTGAACCAGAGTTTCTTTTCCTTACACAAAGTCATTGGTCCTGCCTTACCACAGTAAGAACAGCCAGAGCTAAGTGCATTACGATAAGCAACATAAGGAATAAAGTAGTCACTGGTTTTTACCCAGATACGCTCGACTCCATCACGGTCAATACGGGATTCAAAATCTTCCAGCATCGACATAAGGACAATAATGTCGTCTTTCTTGTAACCAATCTCAGCAAAATCTGCGTAAGACCAGTACTCCCCGGAAGAGTCGAGAACCGATCTCATGTATTTCGGATCAACTTTGACATTATCTTTGCCAGCTTTTTCTTTGCCGACTTGCTTAGATTCTTGTCCACCAGAAGTTCCTGAACCTTGGTTAGTCTCTTCTCTGGTGAAAGGGAGAATATCTGCTTCTTCAGATTTGGTTGCTGAAACATCCTTGGATGTAGTTTCTGTTGATGCTCCCCACGCTTTCTCCCATGCATTGTCCTCCAAGCTATACTTTCCATATGCGTTTGAGTTGTGCCCGTAGTAGCCGTAGGCTGAAAATCGGCGGATGTGGACATTGTCAAAAGACACCACACCCTCCCCTTTCTCATTAAACTGGACATTAATACGCTCGTGTTCATCATACTTGGTGGCCAGTTCCTTGACACCAGTATGGATACCTACAGCATTGATCATCCAAGGCTCGGAAGCGTAGACAAGACCATCTTTTTGTTGAACATACCACAGAGGGCGTTCCTTGTTACGGACAATGGAAATCTTACGCTCTTTCTCTTCGTACAAGATCAGAGTATAGGCACCGTGAACGCCACAGAGAGCTTCACCAAGATTACCACCTTCGGCAGCAATACGGTTACACAACCACTCAGAGTCAGTATCATAGTCCTTGTGAAGGTTAGTCAGCGTCCCGTTGTGAAACAGGACGTAATTACCACACTTAGACCTAAAAGGGTGAGCATTAGCACTGTTAACGTCACCCTTTGTCTTGTAACGGGTATGGCCTAGAAGAGCACTGAACCCGAAACGGTTCATGAAGCTGTGTGCCTCAATCGTACGAGAGAAAGCAATAGGGTCCAGAGCGGCCTTAAGAATCTGGCTATGAAAATTACCCTTTTCCTTACGAAGAGCTAGGTAGCCAGTTGAGTCGATACCACGCGTTGATGATAGGTAGGACATCTTGGTAAATGCCTCCTTATCCATCTGCGTCATGAAGTCAGTTCGGATAATTCCAAATACACCACACATTATACTTTTTCCTTATCTAGACCAAGGAAAACCTTGGCTTGGTCATTGACAGCACCTAGACAGAGAAAGAACTCTTCTGTGTCTTTGTGACCATACTCTGGATGTGGTTGGAAGCAGAGAGCACCTCTGTTCTCTTTTGCTGTTGGGTAGTGAACTACCTCAATATCGTCAGTAAATGGACTACCAACAAAAGTCCCACGTTGGCGAACACGAGTAGTAGACTCTCTACCATAGACCATTACCTTTCCACTGTGATGAGGGATCATCATCTGATGATGGGTTGAAGTTACCTCACACAGTTTATTACCGTCAGGTGCATACACAAAGTGGTTGCGAGTGTGATTGTCAACGTCCTGATACATACGGCCGCCGTTCATGACATTCAGGAACTGACCACCACGGCAGATACCCACCATGAACTTACTCTCCTTGTACAGGTCGTATAGCTCTTCTTCGTGCTCGTCCCGATCAGGATCACAGTAAGTTCCCGGGATAATATCCTCACCATACAGATGAGGAGAAACATCGGCACCACCAGTGAAACACAGGATGTCTGCATCCTTAGGGTCATCAACAGTAGTAAAGTTTCGTTTCTTGAACATACGATCAATTAGATCGTCGTAACCTACAATGTACACTTTCATGGTTTGATATACTCCTTACGGTAGTTGTCAAGGAAAGATCGAAGACTCTGAATACGGGTTACCGTATTACTTACTGGATCATACTCAAGCCTGCTCTTGTTGATGCTGTATCGGCCAAAGACACCCAGTACGGGTTCATCTTTGACCTTACCAGAACCGTCAAACCACAGAGTTGGGATACCGTTCATAGCCCACAGGTCACTGTTGACGTACAATCCTGAGTTCTTGTAATTCTTGTCTGGGTTAGGTCCTAGCCTGAATACCCAACGAGCGCACTCACCAATACTGGGGCCATTCAAAGCCCAATGAGTGTTGTAGTACGGAAGGGTAGAGTTACTGTTGATGTAATGACCAAAAACAGCAGCTTCTTCAAAAGAAAATCCGTTGTCAATAAGGTCTAGAAAACCCTCAACACATTCATAGTGTTCGGTAAAGATGCGAGACATCAGGAAGAAGTTGAAGCACTGAGCCCGCTCGAACGGAGTTAGGTCTCGGTCAAGATCGTTGAAGTAGAAGAACACAGACTTGTGTGGTTGTGTGTCATTTACTACAAGAGTAAAAAGTCCTGAAACATCCTTAAAAGAGGAATTCTCGGTTGAGAACATGGTCTTCTTGTAGATGTCAATAAGCTTCAAAGCAGTGTCGTTTGAGATACTATTGTGAAACAAATTATTGACAATAAAGTGCTTCTTGTGAGAAGTTACTGTTAGTTCTGTCCCTAGGTCATAGTGGCAGGCCCAAGACTCTAAATGGTCATCCTCGTCAAACACCATACCCAGAGGATACTTTCTGACATGACAAGCAGAATTGAAGTAGCTCTTATTGAACTCAGGTGTATTAACCCAAGCTTTTACTGACTCATAGGTCTTCTGACGTTTAGGGGTCATAGATCAACTCTCCTCTTGTATCCCCACTCAACTACATCTTTCTTGGCATTCATTGGCATAACACGCTGTCCATGGTAGGGACGAAGAAGGTATACCCAAGCTTCATTGTTATCCTCAAGCCTGATACGTACTCGTTCATACCCTGATTCAAGGTAGTCCAGAGTTTTCATACCGTACTGAGGAACTTCGTAAAGTTCTCCCTTGATGAAGAACGGGGTCTCAACAGCACTGGCATAACACAGAGCCGGGAAAGACCCAAGGGAGAACAGTGAGTACTTGCGTTCAGCACTGATGATAGGACGCACCAGTGTACCACCAGCCTGACGCATTACATCGTGATTATGAAACCCTTGCTTTAGGGAGCCATAGACGAATACAGATTCGACATCAGACATCATTCAAACTCCTCAATTACTTCTTCTGTCTTTGTCTGAAATGACATGGAGAGGACCTTCTTATACAGCGTACCACCACCGAGATGCCGTAGGTATTTCATGGCTTCGTCCTTCGTCATGAGAGTACGGTTGTCATTGACGAAGTAATGCTTGGGTTGTTCAACCAAAACATAGTTGTCAGAAATAAACCATCCTTGAAGTATCTTTTGTCCTTGATACGAATTTTCTAAGAAGATGATATTACCTCCGCCACAAACGTCGGATACCAGAAACTCGACATCTCCGTTCTTGTGTCTTACTTTATCCCCAACCTTGAATGGTGGATTACTCATCGAACTCTCCTTTCAGGGTATACGTCTTGCCAATTTCAAGTTGCATGTTATTGATCCTCACAAATCGGGCCTTTGGTCCTCGGTGTAAAATACGTTTCGGATACCAAACGCAGCAATAGCCCGAGCACACCCTTCGCACGGTTTAGCCAGACCGACAAGAGTCTTGGGCTTACGTGGACCCGGGGATTTGGCACGGGCTATATACAGCGTTGATGATGGTAGAGCCTCCGGGTTCACCACTCGAAGAGCATTCTTGATAGCATCAATCTCTGCATGAATACAGATAGCAGAAGGATTTTTGCTATATTTATACTGTAATGGGTGAGTCTTACGGCTATTAAAACCATAGGATACTACACGATTACCAATATAAATACTTGCTACGATGGGAGAAAGACCCGACGCATCGTGGTTGCGGGCCAGATTAAAAAGGTCATTCAGACGC